GCGACGCCATGTAGTCGAGGACATCGACGAGATCCTCCAGCGGTGCCGGCAGCCTCGCCAGCGGCTTGCCGTTCGCCGGCACGTGCGAGCCGCAGAAGTGCCGGCCGTCGGCGTCTCGCCAGCGGGCAGGGGCGGGGCAGCGGGTGCAGGTAGTCATGTCGCCTCCTTGAGTGATTCCAAGAGCTTTCGCTTCGTCGCCTCAAACCGCTCCGCGTCGTCCCCCGTCCACGGCGTCACCGTGCGGGCCTCCGGCTCCCTGCCGCCCCGCTTGGCCTTGGCGGCGTCGTACTGCCCGCCGAGGCACAGCGGGACGAACCGCGGCCCCACGAACTGCGGCAGCGTCACAGGATCGGAAAAGAACTTGCACCGCGGCAGCCGTGCTACCGCTTCCCGAGCCTGCTCGAGCCAGCCCGGCTCGGCCAACCGCTCTGACCAGCCGTCCGGCGGTGCCCCAGGCTTCCACGGGCGGCCCGTGCCGGCGTTCCAGAGCTTGCGGAACGCCAGCCATCCGCCGTCCGTGGCTTCCGGTTCCCCTTGCGCAGCTTCTCGCGGAGGAGGAGGATCTTCTCCTGTATGTCCTCTATCTCCTCTACCACGCTGGGGCGTCAGACCGTCCGACGGTCGAGCGTCGGCAGCCCCGGCGCGTCGGCGTCGGTCGTCGTGCAATGCCGACCGATCGGCCTGCTGGAGCCTCGACTTGGCCGCCTGGCTGAACCGGCGATCCCACCCTGGGATAGCAACGGTGGCGTCCGTCTCGTCGATCTCCAGCCACCCGACGGCGGCCACGTGGTGCCAAAAGGCTTGATCCTGACCGCACGTCCGTACGAGCCGCGGAATGGTCATCCGTGCCCGGCCGTTGGCCGTGTTCATCGCCGCCCAGCCCCACAGCCGCAGGAGCGAGAAGACGATCTCCTCGACCGGCCGCCCGGTCGTGTCGATCAGCTCCTGCACCTCCGGCTTGTCGGGCAGGCCGATGTCGTAGGCAATCCATTCACCCGCCACTCACCACCTCCTCCCCGTCGTCCTCGAGCTCCACATCTTCCGCCGCCGCCGGCGTTGCGTCCCACAGCTCCTGTAGCTTCCGCCGCTCCTCCGCCAACGCCTTCCGCCTCGTGGCCAACTCCTTCAGCAGCTCGAACGCCGCCACCGCCCCCAGCTCCTCGTTGCGGTCTAGGATCTGCTTCTTGATGCCGTCCAGCTCGTTGGCCTGGGCGATGGCGATAAGGGCGGCGTAGTCGGAGGGGAGGGTCATGGGGAGTCCTTTGGCTTGTTTCCATCTGCGTGCTGTTCACTCACCAACTGGCCTTCTGCCCCTGGATCGGTTGAGAATCGCAGGCTCAGAGAACGTCTCCGTCCCTCCATTCGCGTGGGGTACCAAGTGGCTTTCGTCGTACCCAGCCTGGGCCACGATTCGGCGTGATCGCTTGAGCTGCTCGATCTTCGGCCCACCAAAAGCCTCGCACTTAAAGAGCCACTTGAGCGAGACTTGATCGATGCGAAACAGCATCGGCGTGCCATCCACTTCGATCTCGTATCGAGCCGACCACGTTTTCCTGTTTACGTTCGACGCCACGAACCAGCGGACCAACTCGACGAAAACATCGGACGGGCATCCGATGCTCTTGATGTGCAAGTAGGCCGAATACATAGCGCGAACGGCCGTCATGTCCCAGCGCTTGGCGTCGAAAGACTTCGTTTCTTCGGAGAGCAAAGCGTTCACACTCTCAATCGCTCTAATGAATCCGTCGCACTTTGATTGCCATTCATCTCGATTTTCATCCAGCCATCCTCGCACCCGCCGCTCGATCTGGTCGCTGATGCTTCGCTCAGACTTTGCGTAGAGCTGAAGGTCTTTGTGGCGGGTCGCGTACTTGTAGAACAGCCCGAGGCTGTGCCTGTGCAACTGGCCGGCCTTCTTGCGGCCGTGCTCGCTTGATCGACTGATGCCCGCCATGCCGACCGACAGATCGTCTACTTTCGTTCGGACCATCTGGTACAGCGATCGGCCGGCATCATCAGATTCCAAGTCGCCGCGGTACTTCTCGTACGGAATCAGCCCCACCCCGTCGTTGAGGTGCTGAAAGTCCATCCGGGCGTCATCGTGAGTGTCGTACACCATCGACTGCTGGGAAACCTGAGCGCCGCGCAGCGACTCAACCTGCTCCCTGCACAATCCGTACTCGGATGGACCGTCAATTGCTCGCATGAGAGTTGTGATTCGTTGCCTGCCATCCTGAAGAAAACTTGTGTTCCCTCCCTTGAGACGATAGGTCGTGATGACGCCTAGCACGTGGCCGAGAGAGATCGTCCTGGCGAGGAAGTGGTTGGCCTTCTTCTGTGTCCACACGTACTCGCGCTGGTAGTCAGGATCAGTCAACTCCTTTGACCGATAGTCGTTGACGATGTCCCTGGCGTACCTCGTTGATGGTCCAAGATTCATTGGTTCACCTTTGTTCCACTGAGCCTCACGTGTGCCACATCCGAAAACGTCTCGCTCTTCTCAACACCGACGTACTTCCGGCCGTTCCGCACTGATGCAACGCCGGTTGTCCCGCTCCCGTTGAACGGATCAACGACAAGATCGCCCGGCATCGACGCGCACAGGATGATGGGCTCGACAAGGGCCAGCGGCAGTTGCGTTGGGAAGTCTGGGATACGCTCAACGCAAGTCCCGGTCAGCCTCGGGATCTGCCACACGTCGTCCCAGAGCTTCCCGCCGGCCGCGGCGCGACTGTCGCCGTACTTCGCCTGGCGGTCGCTCGGGCGAGTCACCGGCTCCGGGTTGAAGACGAAAGATTTCTCGTCCTTGACGGCATAGAAGATGTGGCGGCTGGTTCGGTTGAACTTGTTCTGGCAGTTCACCCCGAACGTCTCGTACCACTTGATCCACGACCGGAGAGTCAGCCCACGACGCTTGAGGATCATGGCGTATTCGGCGGCGTACTCGTCGCCGATCATCACCCACAGCGAACCATCTTTGGTGAGACAGTCGCAGCACAGCCCGATCCATTCATCCACCCACCGCAGGTAAGCGCCGTCCGAGAGGCTGTCGGCATCCTTTCCGGGGCCGTAGTCGATTCCGATGTTGTATGGTGGGTCTGTGAAGATCAGCCGCGCCGGCCCGTGCTCGTCTCGCACGGAAGCTAGACCGTCGAGGACATCGACGTTAAGGATCGACCATTCCGGTCTGCCACTTTCATGCTCCACTGCCTTCGCGGCTGCCTCCTCAAGCTCCAGGCGGCGCTTGCGGCTGCGAATCTCCCGCAGTGCCGCTGCCGGCTTCATTTCGAGTGCCGCGACTTTCTTGGCGAGATCGCTGTGGCTGAAAATCTGCTCAGCACGGCCCATAGTACCGGCCGATGCTCTGGCTTCGGCGGCGCGAGCTTCACGGGCGACGTGCTTCTTTGCTTCCAGTGGTGGCTCATTGTGAGCCACTACTGGAGCTGCCTTCATACGACCACCCTCATCACGCGGCCGTGAAGAAGCTGCCTTCGACCGCTTACGGTTTGCATGATTCTTAATCTCGCCGTGCTTTTTGTCCCACTTGGCTGATTCCTTCTGATACCGAAGGAAAATCACACACTTGACGGTCTCGTCAAGGTCGCGCCGCGGGCCGTTCATCGTCCAGGCGTAGTCCCACGGATTGCCCCGATACTCGCGCGTGATCGGCTTGAGACCTAGCTCGATGCAGGCGCGGTAGCGATTGCGACCGTCGAGAATCATGCCATCACAAATCGTGATTGGCTCTTCCTGCCCCTTCTTCTCGATGTCGTCTCGCAGTTGCGCAAACGCCTTGTCTTTCATCATGGGCCAGCCGTCAGCGGCCGGGTGACCCTTAAGCTCAACCATCGTTGCTGGCATGCTTCCCTCCATAGTCACACCCTCCCCCCACCCACCACCCGCCACTCCGTCTCGCCCCGCCTGGCGGCCGACATGACCTCCAGCCCCGTCCGCTCGACCTTGCCGAGCCGCTCGAGCCGCTTCATGCGGCGGATCACCTGCTGATCGCTCATGCTGCCGATCCGAGCCGCCAGCTCCGTCTTGCCGGCCGGCCCCGCCGCCAGCGCCGCCAGGATCAGCCGTTCGTGTTCGTCCACTGCCGCGGCCGTCATCGCCTGCCCGGCCGCGACCGAGGTCGGAGGATCGGTGCGACGGGCCGGGGCCGGGTCGAAGTCGATGAAGTGCTGGCCCTGGAAGGTCGTCATGTACTCACCAGCCCTTCCGCCTCGAGGAGCTGCCGGCAGCGAAAGATCAACGCTTCCTTCGCCCCGTCCCGCTCTTCCTTGTCCTCGCCGGCACACCATCTCCGGGCCGCAGCGGCCAGGAGGATGATGTACTGATCCCGCCGCGTCTCGAACGTCTCCTCCTCGATCTCGCCGCGGCTGCACGTCGCCGGCTGCCGGAGCAGGCTCTTCTCGCCCGACTTCTCCCGCTCGCGGTACACGCGCTGCTTCTCGACCATGCACTCTCGGCAGACCGACATCCGGCCGTCTCGCATGCCGCTGGCGACGTAGTAAGCGCCGGCCGGCTTGATGGTGCCGCACTGGCCGCAAGCCTTCGGCTGTTCGCCGACCGTTGTGATTCCCCCCATCGACTCCCCTCCCTGGTGTCAAAAACCCCGGCGGCAGGCGGTTTTTTCCGTGGCCTTCCCGAGCCAGACGCGATTCTGGTGTTGGTAAGATCCCCGCCCGCCGCCGGGTGTGTTGTTCGATCCGAATCCCACCCCGGCCGCGTCGATCGGCCTCCGTGCCTGTCACGTGAGTGGTTGTCGTGGCAGCCTGCGGGAAATGTTCGCTGCCCCACGATCGCCGGTGATATGCGGGCAAGTTTCCGCGTCGCTCGTCCGGCTCACGAGCCCATTGCGCCACCGTGTGAGGCGCGGCCAGGGCGGGCCGGGTAGACCTAAAAGGGAATGTCGTCGGTGCTGCCGGCCTCGTCGCCTCGAGCGGCGGCCACCTTCGCCGCCGGCGTCCTGGCGGCCGGCTTCTTCTCCGGTGCCGCGGCGAAACGTGGGACCGGCTGGAAGTCGTTGACGAACACTCGCGGCTTGCCCTTGGTGCCGATCTTGGTCGTGACCTGAACTTCCATGCCGACCAGCTCGCCAGCATCGGTGTCGGCCCACGACTCCGGTGAGAACCCGAGAGCCTGGGCGAGGATCGCCGTCATGCCACGGTCCTTCTCCGAAGAGCCGTAGGACGCCCAAAACAGCGCATACGGCCCGTTCGGCGCAAACTCAAGGTTCAGGTAGTCGCCCGGATTGTTCTCGGGGAACTTGTGTGGCCCCTCGGCGGACTTGCGGATCGTCACCGTGTGGGTGCCGTCGGGAATCATCTCCCGATCACCGCCGGCCTGACCGCCGGCAGCAGCCGCGGCTGCCTCAAAACCGTCATCGAAACTGTGAACCCTCATCGCGTCTCTCCGGTCTGAATGTCTGGCCTGAACTCCTCACCGACGCGGACGATCCGGTCGGCGTCACCGTTCAAAATGTCCCGCGTGATCTGAAGGAACTTCGCCGGGCTGATCTGCCCCGTTCGTGCCAGCGGCACAAGGTCAGAGATCCGCTGCACCTGCCGTTCCTGTTCGGCCCCGCGTGCCGCCTGCCGCTTTGCCTGGAGGTCGCGGCCGATCCCGTCTCTGAACGTCATGTCCTCACCTCCTGAAGTGCGATGTCCATCAGCTCGTCCCGCAGCCGGACAATCGCCATCGACACCGGCTGCGGCGTCGCGGACGACTGATACCACCGCTCGACCACATCGCGGCACAGCTCGACAATGTGCGGGGCGTGGATGCGGCACGAAGCCTCGCCAATCTGCGGGACCAGCGGCTTGCGGCCGTACGTCTCGAGCCGCTCGCGGACTCGCTCGGCGTGCATCAACGCCTTGGCTGTTTGCTCTTCTGACATCAGCGGCCTCCCGCTCTGATCCGCACCGCCTGGGCGGTGAGCGCCGCCGCCATGACAGCCACCTTCTCCGCGGCCTCTTCGCGGGCCGCGGCCTCCGTCTCGTACCACCGCGGCGTCGAGTCAGCGGCGTAAAGGTTGCCCGCCACCTCGGCGTACAGCTTGCCGTTCACATCGACGGCCTCTGCCGTGCTGAGGTGCAGGAAGACGCCGTCGCTGCGGATCTGCTCGAAGACCGACGCTTGAAAGAGCTTCATGCCACGACTCCTTCGATCTGGGAGACACGGGCCTCGATCGCATCGTCGAGCTTCGCCCGCAGCTCGTCGGAGAGCTTGCCGTCGCTGACGGCGGTATCGGCGTCGTCGCCGATCCGGCCCAGCTCCTCGAGCGTGGTCGCCTGGGCGACGCGGTCACGCCAGCCGGGCCGGCGGGCCGGCTCGGCGAAGATCGGAGCGAGGCTCTCGATCGTCATGGGCAGCTCGGCGTCAAGGCCGTACCTGTTCTTGGCGTCCCACGCCGCGGCCCGCTCGAGGTGCATCAACCGCCGCTTGCCGCCGGTCGCCTTCTTGCGGCCGTCGCTGCCCTCGCTGACGGTCGTCTTGTAGTTGCAGAAGGCGAGGAGGTCGCACCACTCTTTGAGCAGCGGCGCGGTCTGCTTCGTCAGCTTCAGCTCGTAGCGGTCGAAGCCGTCGGCCATGTCCGGCGGCGACGTTCGCTGAACCTTGGAATGAGCCACGAACGCCACATTGAGCCCGACGCCGATCAAGGCGTCACACTGCGTGAGGAACCGCCCAAAGCCTTCGGCGAGGATCGTGTAGCCCTTGCCGAAGCCGAAGCCCTCGATCGACTTCTGCTTGTGCTCGACAAGCAGGCTCTCGATCAGCAGACGCTCGGCCCAATCCGCCGAGTCGATGACGACCGTGCGGAACTCGCTGGGCTTGCTGCCGATCTCGGCGACCGCCGCCCGCAGCTCGTCCCACGAGCCGATCGACACGCGGGCCACATCCAAATGATGCGTGCCCTCTTCCGTGTCGAGGATCACCGGCGACGGGAACGCCGCTGCCAGCGTCGATTTCCCGATGCCCTCGGTCCCGTAGATCACCGCCCGTACCGGCGTGTGCCGGCGTCCCCGCTGAATGTTCAGTGCCATCCCTAAGTCCTCTTTGCGTCCCAATCACAGTGCAGCGCCTGGAACCTCTCCTGGCGTCGTCGCATCTCTTCCACCTTCTCCGGCGTGCCGGGCAAAGCCGTCGTCGCCTTTGGCTCAATCACCGCCCACATCTCCCGTCCGACACCCTGCAGCTCGGACATCACCTCCACGATGGTGTCGAGCAAGATCCGCGGGTCGCCGGCCAACGCCGCTTCGACGTAGCAGTCACCCGCCAACGATCTGCCACCCGCTCGCCGCGGATCGGCGTACATGTTTCCGGTGTGCGTTAGCCGGGCGAGCACCTTCTTCCTGATCCGCCGAAGCCAATCCGCCATCCGCGGTTTGACTTCGCTCCTGATCCGCACCCGCTTCGCACCCCGCGTCTCCGGCTTCCGCTGCTTCTTCGCCGCACAAAGCCGCACGGCTGGCCTGCGTGATCCAGCCGCCGGCGTCCGCGCCGGCAATCGCCAGAACGTCCGCTGAACGTGGATCACGCCTTCGCCTGCCATGTCGCCTCCGTGATCCGCCGGCGGTTCCACCGCCGGCGGCTGTCATCCCTGCCTGCCCGCTCCGCGGGCTCCGTGCCGAAGGCGTCTTGCCCCGGCCCGTCCGTTACTCGATCTCAATGTCGGTCGTGGGCACCCGCACGTACGATTCCGGCTCGATCTCGACGATCGTCCAGAACTCGTCGGAGTGGGCACACGTGCCGGACCACCGCTTGCCAGCGGTGATCCCGCGGATCGCTTGACCGCGATCCGGCAGGCTCATGCCGTACAGCTCCTGCATGCCGGCGATCGCGCCAGCCGCTTCCCGATCACCTGCCATCGTTTCGCTCGCCATGTCCCGTCTCCTGTTGCTCGAGCCGTCGAAACAGCTCGGTCCTGTAAATCGCTTGGTCGTGGTTCGCCACGACCTCTAGCCGCACGCGGTCGCCTCTGATGCTGTGGACAACGACCACAACGTCATCTGATGGACGATCACCGGGGACGGTGATGCTTTGGCCTTCTCTTCGATCAAGCCTGAGAGGCATGCCTGTTCCTTGGCCTTTCGCTTCGCTTCGTATCGCTTCTGAATCTCTCGCCGATGTCGCTGCCGGTACTCGCAGGTCTTGCTGCTGGGCCGCATCGTGCAGCCGAACTGAGCGAGTTGCCGTTGTTCGTCCGTCCAGCCGGCTTGCACTTCCCGAGCCCGCTGTTGAATCACGCTGCTGATCGGGTCGTGTGGTGTCGGAAGGCCGGTGCGAACCGACCACTCGTGCCACACCCGATCGACCGAATCCCGCACCACCCATGCCGTCGTTTTCACGCTCAGACCGATGCCGAAGCAGATGTCGATAAGGTCTTGATCGAGCCTCCCGTTGCCGCCCTTGGTTTCCATTAAATCCCCTAACGCTGTACACCCGTTCACTTAGATAGGATCGATCCTACCTGCGTTTGCAGACGGGTCACCCCCACCAAACCGCGGGAGAAACGGGCATCCTTGCCAAGGTGTCCAGTAGTGTTCTTCGACGAACACTGTCTCCACCAAAAACGTCCTGAGGGTTTCAATCCTCGGACGCATGAGGGGGGAATCTAGCGTTCGTCGGCGAACACTGTCAAGCCACGTTTGTTCACGACTGGAAAAACGCTTGCGGGGGCACGATTCAGGCTACTTGCGGCGATTCCGCCGAGGCGCTGGATCGGATTTTCTTTCAGCCCCAAGGCTCCGCGGAAGAGATCCGCGGAGGGATGCCGCCGCCTTGGCGGACACCAGCCATTCACGGCCGATCTTCTTGCAGTCGATCGCCCCGGCTCGGCACAGCCGGGCGATGTGTGTCGGCGTGCAGCCGGCCAGCTCCGCGGCCTCGATCGTCGTCACGATGTCGTTGATGTCGATCGTCGTCACGCCGCACCTCCGCCGTGCATCCGCTTTCGCGTCTGCGTAATGTTCCTTTGCCGACCGATAGTTCAACGGAGAGGGCGGGATTGACACTTGTCCAGTAACTGAACAAGTGTGAGGTACAATCCCGATTCCCTCCGGTCGGCGCAGGACACGGGACAGTACGACGCGGATCGTACTTCCCGACAGGCACGGAGGCGAGGCCGTTTAGCGGAGCCTTGCGATGAAACTCACGGAAGCACTGAGCCGGTACGTGGTGATTCAGGATCTGTCGGCTCGGTCAGAGGTGCTCTACCGGCACTCGATCGCAAAGTTTGCCGAGCACCTCGGCCACGAGCCGACGGCCGACGATCTCACCAGCATGCGTGTTGCCGAGTTCCTTCGGTGGCGGGCCACCAACACTCGAGCCGGCAAGCCGATCTCACCCGACAGCGTAAGCAAGGATCGGTCGCAGATCCTCGCCCTCTGGCGTTGGATGCGTGAAGAGGACCTGACCGTCGGCAAGATGCCGAGACTGAAGCGCCGGCCGAAGGTCGCACGGACGCCGCGGGCGTACACCTCGCAGGACATCGCCCGGCTGATCGTGCGGGCTCGCAAACGCCGCGGCCGGACCGGCGGTCTGCCGTCGGCCTGGTGGTGGTCGTCGATCCTGTACGCGCAGTGGTGCTGCGGCGCTCGGATCGGCGAGCTGATGCAGCTCCGCTGGCGCAACGTCGATCTCGTCGCCGGTCGCGTGTTGTTTGAGGCCGACACCCGCAAGGGCCGGCGGGCCGACATCTCTCACGCCTTGCCGGCCGATCTGTGCCGGCAGCTCGAGGAGCGACGCGGCGGCCCCGACGATCTCGTCTGGCCGTGGGACCGTAATCCCACGAGCATCTACCCGTCGTTACGAGTCCTCTGCCGGACTGCCGGCGTGGCCTACCTTCCGTTCCACGCGGTCCGCAAGTCTTCGGCGTCGTACGTCCACGCCGGGGGCGGTGACGCGACGGCGCACCTGGGGCACCACAGCACGGAAATGACTCGGACGCACTACCTCGCCCCGGCGATCACCCAGACGCGGTCGGCCCTCGACTACCTGCCGCCCCTCGATCTCGGCGAGGAGGCAGAGTTCGTGCCGGAGGAGGAATAGCTTGAAGACCCCGCCCCCGGCGCGACGCCAGCCCGCGGGCATTGGCGGTCAGCGACCGGGGGCGGAGCTTTTGCGGCACCCGCACGGGCAGTCCTTCTCGCATCGCATCTCGATGCGGCCGTCGGGCTTGTAGACGCTGTTGCTGCACTTCCCCCCGCATGCACACGCGGACGGTGCCGGTGGCGGCGTCGGGGCCGTCTCCGGGGCGAGGCTGGCGTAGGCCGCGGCGACGGCCGCGGCGGCGCGTGGCGGCTCGCGGTCGATCTCGGCCGGGTCGGCCGAGAGGCTGGCGAGGAAGGCGATGAGAGAGCGGTAAAGGGTCACGCTGACTCCTTCCACGGTGCGGGGACGGCTGGCTGATTGTCAGGCTTGTCGGCGTATCCGTCCGGCCTGCCATCGGTGAGCGGGTAATAGCCCTTCTCCGTGGCAACATTCTCGTGGGGGGCCTGAATGCCGAGCGTGATTGGCCCCATGACGAAGTAAGTCCAGTCCCGGCAGGCTGCCGCGGCTTCGGCCTCGGTGGCGTAGATGCCACTGATAGCCCACTGGTTCGTAGCGTCTTCAAGGTCCGACCGTTGGCCGGTGATCCAGAGATTCATCACCAGCCCTCCCCGTGGTCAACCACCCGATGCCCCTCGGCATCAACCGCCGGTGCGTGAACGAGCTGCCGGCCGTCGGCCTGCGGTGCAGGCTCGGCAAACAGAGCCAGCCGCAGCCCGAGGCGCGCGGCCAGGATCGCCACCCGCGAAAGCTTCTGGATGATCGGCCGCTGCGGCGTCGGGTTGATCGGTGACGACGGCGAGGAGCCGAGCCACCAGCCGAGGGCAAGGCAGACGAGGACGATCGAGACGAGCTTGCGGTCGAGGATCATGCTGGCCTCACGGGGCGAGGGAGAACGTGTCAGCGATCAGTCGGGCGTTTTGCGGGCGGGCGGCGGCGGGGGCCGGCTGGAGCCAGTTGCCGTTGTCGAGGGGGCGATGACCGAGCCCGCCAACGCTGCCGACGGCGAAGGAGTCCGTGTTCTCCCCGCCGAGCATCCGATCGACGACGGAGCGCTTCACCCAGAACGATCCCGCCGGCATATCGCCCGGCCAGGACGGTCCCGAGATCCACGACGGCCCCCACGAGTTGAGGCAGAGGAGCCCGTCTTCCGGCGAGCCGTTGGCGGCGTAGCGGACGGCGATGAACACCATGCAATGCGCCCACGAGCCGGACGCAGCGGCAAAGCCGTTGGCGTCTCTGACGTTGGCGAATCCCTGCCCGGAGCAGACGGCCACCGGGTAGCCGCTCTCGATCGCGGCGGCGGCCTCGGAGAAGGTGCCGACCGCGGCAACGTGCTTCGCCGGGTGTGTCTTGGCGAACTCGTCGAACTTGCCGCCGTCCCCCTGGCCGCCGTTGCCGAACGCGCCCCAGGCTTTTGCCGTCTCTGGGGAGTAGACGCGGAGATCGTGGCCGCCGGCCTCACGGCGGAACGTCACGCCCCAGTCCCGCACCCAGCGGGCCGCGGCTGCCCCATAGGAGCCGTCGGAGTATCCGCCCACCGGATTCCGCCCGTCCCCCGGACGGCCCCGAGCCTCGACGCGGGAGCCTCCGTAGATGCTCTCCGTGCAGACCATCGGCGGCGGATTGGCGAGACGGCCCGTCTCCCAGTCGCAGCAGAGGGCGATCCACACGGCGTGGCCCCAGCCCCATGAGACGCAGTCGCCGATTCCCTGCCGGCCGACGAGCCACGGCTGGCCGTAGACGGCCTGGTGAGCCTTGTACGCCGATCGATAGAGGAAGGTGTCGCGTTGCTCGGCCTTCTCGATCGCCTCGGCACCGGCCGCGGAGAATCGCCCCTGCGGGCCGAACTCCGCCATCACGCGACGGAGCCCCTCGGGGTCGGGCGTGTAGCCGAACCGGCTCTCGACCCCAGCGGCGATCCGGTGCGTGGCCCGCTCGACGAGCGCGCCGACGATCGCCGCGAAGACGACGAAGCCGACGGCGCTCCAGGTCCAGACGGTGCGTTGACGGGTGGTCATCGTGTCGCCTCCGCCGCTGCGGCCGACACAGCCCGGTAAGCCCGCACCCACTTCGCCCGGCTGGCAGCATCGACCGGGCCGCCATCGGTGCCGGCCTCGGCGTCGAGGAAGGTCTTGATTGCATCACGGACGGCCGGCTGCCGAGCCCCGAGCGAGACGCCTTGGCATCGGATCTCTCTGGCGATCCGCCGGAGATCGTCGAATGATGCACCCGTCTTCAGCCGCGTTTCCTTCGGCTTGCCTTCCTTGTCCACCGGAAGCCCGTCGTACTCGATGTCGTCAGCCAGAGCGCCCAGCAGGGCGGCTGTGACGGCAGCATCGGCCGCGGCGTCCGGCCCGACGAACCTGCCCCGGAGATCGAGCCCGACCACCGGCGCGGGGGCGGGGGCGGGGGCCGGCGTTCGCGTTTCCCGAATCGAGAATGCGATCATCGCCCCGGCCCCCAAGATCGCCAGGAGCGTCAGCGGGTGCGGCCCGCCGCCTCCTGCCGCTGCCCCTGGCGTCCCCAGCGGCATGATGCCGGGCGGGACGATAGGCGTGAGTGGCGGCAGTTGCGGCAGCGCGGGCGCGACCGCTGGGCGGGACCAGAGAAGGTAGGCCACCGCGGCGGCGGCGGCGAGCATCCAGAGCGGCGGGATCATGCGACGGGCTCCGGGGCGGCGGCGCGGGTCAGCTTCAGGATCTGCTCGAGAGCCCCGCCGGCGGCCGAGAGAACGAGCGTGCGAACGGCCGGACGGATCACCCACCAGATCGGCTTGGCCGCGAACGGCACGCAGCTATCGGCGACCGCGTCGAAGAGCGTCCCGACGCAGGCGAGCGTCCACGACTTCTTCGCGGCCCCATCGAGCGTGTTGATCGTGTCGAGCCCGGCCACCGCCAGGCGGATGACCTCGACGGTCAGCGAGCCGAACTCCGAGACGGACAGCCCGCCGGCGGACTTCAGCCGAGCGCCGGCGATGAGAGCCAAGACGGCGGATTGAAGCTGATCGGGTGTCATGGTCAGTACCCCGCTGGGCCAGTTGTTGCAGTTCCTGCAATGACGATCGAGTAGGCGACGGAGCCGGTCGGCCCGGTGGCGCGGATCGTCACGGCACGCTCCGTGCTCGTAACGCCCCAGGCGTGCGTCTGCTGAACGCCGAGCAGCTCGCCGCCCGGCCCGACCTCGCCGGCGACACGGCCCCAGCCGTTCGTGCCCGACGGGCCGACGACGATTCGCGGGCCGGTGACCGTTTCGCTGTTGGCGATCCGCACGAGGCGAACCTGCCGCATCGTCTGGATGCCGGTCGCACCCTGGATGGTGTCGGCGAGCGAGAGCAGATCGAGCGTCTCGGACGCGCCGACTGCCAGCGAGCGGTTCGACACCCAGAGCTGATCGGCGATCGGCCCGGACACGCTGTTCAGCGGCATGGCCGACGACAC